TTACTCTGCATAGTATTCCTCCAATTTTGACATTGATTTTCTAAGTGGCTCAATTTCGATATGAACATACATGTTTTTAGTCGTGCTAATATCAGCGTGACCCAGGAGATCCTGTAGGTCTTCAAGGGGTATTCCAGCGGCTCTGGCCATAGTAGCAAATGTATGGCGCAGTGAATGAAAACGTATTTTCTCAAAGCCATTTTCAACAAGTAGTTTTTGGAATCGCTTGGTCAGGGCTGTACCATCAAGTGGGGAGCCACTGTAATTGCAAAATACGAGATCCTGATCTTGGTATTTCTCTGATTGTTCATCCTTTTTATTTGCTTCTGAATATATCTCTTTAATGACATCCTGAGCCTTCTTTACTTTCCGCAGCAGCGCATTCATGTTTAGAGGTAGGGGGATGTCCCTCATTTTGCCACGTTTCGGTTTCTTCGGCTTGCGGCCGGTCTCAGGCAGGTACTGGATCTGCTGGCGGATATGAATTATCGCATGATCAAAATCAATGTCCTGCCAGCGCAAACCGATCAGCTCACCCTGGCGCATACCCGTAAAAATAGCTGCAGATATAATGGGGTAGTCGGAGGAATCTTGAATAAGACTTATGAAAGCTTTAACGTGTTGCTTGTGCAAATATGATAATTCGGTTTTATTCTTAGGTGGTGGATCTACGGCATCGGCTACATTGCGGCCAACCATCTGCCATTTGACAGCTTGTTTCAGTGCTTTATGCAATATCCGGTGAAGATAATTTACTGAAGTAGGGGACAATCCCGCAGTGCCTTCATTCTTCATTTTCTCAAGTTGTTTTTCTGCTCGTTTATAATTCCGGGATTTTTTTGCCTGTTCAGCGCCCTGATCCTTTATCATCTTTTCCATCCGTGTCCGTGTAACATCGGCCTTACCTTCAAGCAATTCGTGCTGATAAAAATCGACTAGATGCAAAGGAGAGAGTTTTGCCAACTTAATCTTTCCAAGACGTGGCTTAATGTGATTCTTGATTTGATGCTTATAACTATTCAGAGTCATAGGTTCCAATTTATCGCCATGGAGTCTTATCCAGTGGTCCATATATTCTCCGACAGTCATTTTAGAAACGTCAATGTAAGTACCTGTGCTTAATTCATATTCGACCTTCTTCTTGAATTGATTTGCTTCCTCTGGGGTATCAAACGAGGCTACTCTTCTATCACGATTTTCTGGCGTTCCAATATCCCAGTTGACGCGCCACTTTTTGCCGCGCTTCTCGATCCAGGCCATTAAGTCACCTCCAGGCTATCTTACATCTCCAAAGTGTTTAAGCACCTTACCCAGTATTAAGCAATCTCCTGTATTATGGATTTGTGGTGGGTGTTTCTTATTATCAGGATTAAGAATTATTTTATCGCCGGCCACTGTAACCCTTTTTATGGTAGCTTCTTCACAATCGCACAAAACTACAGCGATCTCACCATTATCAACTATGGGTTGTCTTCTCACTAAAACAAGATCTCCGTTAACAATACCTGGTTCCATGCTATCGCCCTTAACCCTAAGCCAAAAGAAGTCTTCAGGAGAGTACCCATTGATGCTAGCAAATTTAGTATCTAGGGGATAGTATTCATCGTACTCCTGGTTGGCGGCAATAGGAAGACCCGCGGCAATGCTGCCATAAACCGGCAGCATAATGATAGAGTTTGAGCTAAATGGATATACTTGAGCGTTAAATGCTTCCATCGCGCATTTATTAGATGTCTTGTCATCTTCATATAATCCTGAATTTAATAAAACATTTTTTATTAAATTTAAATCTTTATTACTCCCATCATTTCTGAAAAGAGCCGAATACATGGTATCAGAAAAAGCATGGGCCATTGTTTCTTCATCTGTAAGTCCTAATGCTTTTCCGATATTCATCCAATAGCTCAAAGACGTTCTATCGTCAAAAATACCAGTTTCAATTTTTTCAAGATCCTCTATTGAAGTTCCAGACTTGATGGATAGATCTTCTATAGTCATATAATTCTGTTCTCGATAATGTTTTACCCATAATCCAGGCTGTTCATTATCAAAGAAACTTAAGGGCAAATCACATACTTCTGCAATTTTACTCAGCAGAGCATAACTCGGATATGCGCGGCCAGATTCTAAATCGCCAATATAACTCTGGGACTTGCCGACATCCCTTGCAAGCATTTGTTGAGTATATTTTCGACCTAGTTTTTCCGACTTTTTTAACCTCGCCTGTTTAACCAATCCGCCCATTTCCTTTTTGCCAACTGTCAAAACAATCTCCTCCTTAAATTGAGTTTATAACGTGATATACGTTATTGTCAACGAAAATTAATGGATTTATACGTTAACGAGAGTCCCCGAGATATACCTCGTCATATTAACGATATTTGCGTTAATTTTAACCTTGGATGTCGTAATGTTTTGAAATATAATGCTTTTAACGGTATTTACGATATTAGGAGGGGCCCATGATTGATATCAATTCATTATCGTGGAACGAGCGGTTAAGGCTGTTGAGAGCAGTAAAGGATTGGTCTCAGGAAAAAGCTGCGGATATGTGTGGTACCCAGCAAAAAACATACTGGGACTGGGAAAAGGGAAAGCGCTTTCCACACAAAAACAACAGAAAAGCAATCGCCAATGCATTTGGAGTAACAGAGGCAGATATTTTTGGCGAAAGCCTGAAAGGAGCATAGAAGGGTATGCTGTCGGAACCATATAACACCTGGCCTGTTCTTATGTCTCGTAATAAGGCCGCTCGCCTTCTGGGCATTGACCGAAAAACTCTGGCCAAGAACAAGGAAATGTTGGACCGGTGTTCTGAGGTTATAGGGGGCAAACCTAAGGTTGTCCGGGACCGGCTTCTTAGAGAACTCAAAATCATTCAGTAACAAAGGGATTCCCAGCGAGAGGAGGTGACACCTTTGAAGACAAGCCCCAGCAGGAAGAAACGACGAATGTTAGCCAGATCTAACCGAAGGGCAGCAGGCCGGGCCAGAGCCAAGCAAATTAAACTGGCTCAGAAGAACATCAAAAAGGCCAAAAAAAAGACCGGTTAAACCGGCGCAGATTTAAAAATCCATTCCCATCTTATCATGAACCCGCGCAATTATCAACATTTCGAAGGGAGAGGAATCATCATATGGCAAAACAGTGGACCAAAGCTCAGGAGGACAAGCTCCGGAAGCTCTGTTTCGAAGGCAAATCCAACGCTGATCTGGCCAATATATTCAACTGCGAACTGAAAGACATCCATGCCACCCGGTCCCGCCTGGGGATCACCATCGATAAAGTCAAGGATGCCAAGGCCGCTGAAGCCCAGAAGGTAGCCCCCAGCAAGAAGCCGACCGGCGAGAAGGCCGTACCCGCATCGAAATTTACCCCGAAGAAAGCCAATCCAAAAGAAGCCACCCAGGTGGCCTTTGATGCTCTGGACCTGGTATTAATAAACGCCGCTGCAGTTGACAAGGGCAATGCTCAGAGCTACCGTGCTGCGGCCGCAGGGGTATCAACCATCAAGAGCCTGCTCATTGGAGCGCTTAAATAGGTATCCCCCCCCCTTACAACTCCCCGGGTCGTGCTCCTGGTAGGCGGCCGGCCCGGGGGTTTCCAATAAATTGCGAGAGGAGATAAACCCATGATAACCAAGTATTTATGCGAATTCTGTAAACAAGAGTTTGGTGACATGAATCAATGCTGGGATCATGAAGATGCCCATGTTAAACCAACGGCACGCGAAGTCAAACCTGTAAGTTATGTGCCGCCAGAGGATTCTTTGTGCCCTTCAGATTGTGATCCGCGCCCCTACCCTCTGGATATAAAAGTACCGATGTCTGACGGAGCAGAAGTACAGTATACTTTCGAACGAATCATCAGCAGTCCCCTTGCTGCAAATATTGCACCAGAGGTAACGGAGCAAGGAATGGTGACCATATGAAGATAGTCAAATTCTATGCTGAAAATATAAAACGGCTCAAGGCCGTTGAGATCACTCCCGATGGAAACACCGTTATTCTCAGCGGCAAAAACGAGCAAGGCAAAACCACGGTCCTTGATTCAATCTGGTGGGCCCTGGGCGGGGCTAAAGATATTCAGGAGGAACCGATCCGCCAGGGAGAGACAAGGGGATTGATTAAGCTTGATCTGGGTGACATGATCGTCATACGAAAATTCTCCGCTTCTGGTACCACTTTAGAAATTATCAATAAAGAGGGCTTGAAGTTTCCTAGCCCTCAGGCGGTACTTGATAAGCTAATGGGACGGTTCACCTTCGATGTAACGAAGTTTCTTCAAACTGATAAGCGGTCGAAGGTAGATACGCTCCTGGATCTTGTTCGCATCGAGGTTGACCCGGATAGGCTTGGTACTATTTCAGGACGGCGAGTAGCACCTGGACACCCATTAGATATGCTCAATAGTGCGCTTAACAGTGTAATTGAAGACAGGAAGGTCGTAAATCGTGACCTGGACCGGGCAAAAAAGGCACTGGAATCTATGCCTGAAGTTGAGCCTGCTGTGCCGGTTTCGATCAAAGACCTGATTGCCGAGAAAGAGTCCCTAGAAAACCAGAACCGGGCTAATGCTGAATTTACACAGGGGATTGAATGCTATTGCGATGATGTTAATTCAGCTGCCGATGCTGTAGAAAAATGTGTTCAATTGATCGAGAGCCTCGGGAAGCAATTGAAATCAGCTGAAGAGAATCTAATCATTGTCCAAAACCTTCATGTAAATGCGATGAATGCTTACGAAACCTACCTGCAACAAGTCTCAAGTTTAGTCGATGCTGATCTAACTGATATCAATAATCGCATCGCATCAGCTGATGAAACTAACCGCCGAGCCCAGGCTTACGCTGATCGTGAAGCTAAAAAAGCGGATAAGGATCAACTCGCCGCAGAATTCCAAAGCCTCACCGACAAATTGACCGCTATAAGAAATTACAAAGAGGCTCTGATTGCAAATGCAAAGTTCCCAATTGACGGTCTGAATTTTGCCGGCGGCGGAGTTACTTATAAAGGCGTCCCCTTGGAGCAAGCTTCATCTGCTGAGCAGTTGCAGGTCAGCATTGCAATTGCTATGGCCCTGAACCCTACCCTTCGAGTGATCCGCATAGATAATGCCAGTTTATTTGATTCTGAACACCTGGCACTCATCGAAAAGATGGCCCAAGAAAACGATTATCAGGTCTGGATGGAAGTTGTTGATGAAAGCGGCAAAGTCGGAATCGTAATTGAGGACGGACAAGTTAAAGAAACCGACATGGAGGTTACCGAATGAGCAGTATTCCCGCTTACAACCTGCCAACGGTGGTTCAGTCAGGTGAAAACCTGGCCGTCCTTAATGCTTTTAAGTATAAGGACGGCCTAAAACAGATCGGCTGCCGGTGGGACTCCGATAATAAGGCCTGGACCCTGCCGGCCAATATTGATAACTTCCGTAAACTGACTCAGGCGGTACCGGGGCTAAAGGTAGACAAGAGCCTGGTCGCCATGATGACCGAAGCTTCTCTGGCCGATGCCGAAGCCGAGAAGAGTGATAACTGGGACGATGCGGTACCTATCGAGCCCATGCCAATCAAGACAGATCCGTTTAAACACCAGGTAGCAGCTTACAACAAAGCACTCAGCAATGAGGCTTTTGCGGCACTCATGGAGCAGGGGTGTGGCAAGACCATGACGGCGATCGCCGCAGCCGGGCGCCGGTACCAGCGGGGAGAGATACATCGTGTTCTTATAGTAGCCCCCGCTTCCGTGGTGCCAGTCTGGCCCCGCGAGTTTGAGACGCATGCTAATTACGGGTACCGGTGCCGCGCTCTGGAAGGGTCAGTCAGCAAAAGAGCCCAGGAGTTAGCTTATAACACCTATGACCCTTCGGCCGCGCCCCAGCCCCTCGACGTTGTTGTAATCAATTATGAGGCAACTTGGCGCATGGAGGAGGCTCTGGTAGCCTGGCGGCCCGATATGATTATCTGCGATGAGTCTCAGCGAATCAAGAGCCCCAGTTCCCGTCAATCAAAAGCTATGGCCCGGCTCGGTACCATCGCCCGGTACCGGATGATACTAACCGGTACCCCGGTGAGCCAGGGCCCCCTCGATTTCTATGCTCAATATCGCTTCCTGGATCGGGATGTCTTCGGCAGCTCCTTCTGGGCGTTCAAAGCGAAATATGCACTTATGGGCGGCTTCGAGAACAAACAAGTCATTGGGTACCAGAACCTGCCCGAGCTCGTTGAAAAAGCTCACAGTGTTGCTTTCCGGTGCCGGAAGGCAGACTGTCTGGACCTGCCCGAACAGATTGATCAGACCCTCTATTGTGATTTGGAGAAAGATGCCCGGCGGATCTACGACCAGCTGGTGAAGGATTCGGTTGCGGAGCTCAGCCAGGATATAACGGTCTTGACCCCCAATGTACTATCCCGGCTGCTCCGGTTATCTCAGATGACCGGTGGGTATCTGAAGGTAGGAGAAACCATCAATGAGGTGAGCAAAGCCAAGATGTCCCTCCTGGAGGAGACGGTGGACGATCTCATGGCCGCCGGCAAAAAGGTTGTTATTTTCGCCAGGTTCATCCCGGAGATCCATGCCGTCGCTAAGATGCTCGATAAAAAGAAGATCGGTTACGGCTTAATCTACGGAGAGACGCCAATGGACACCCGCGGCGGGATGGTCGAGGCCTTCCAGACAGATCCGGAGATCAAGGTATTCGTGGCTCAAATTGCTACGGCCGGGCTCGGGATCACCCTGCACGCAGCTGACACCTGCATCTTCTACAGCCTGGACTATTCATATGCGGTTTACGATCAGTGCCGTGCCCGGATTCACAGGATTGGTCAGAAAAGCAATTGCACCTATATCCACCTGGTGGCCAAGGAAACCGTTGACGAAAAGGTCCTGGCCGCCCTGGCCGACAAGAAGAGCCTCGCTGATCAGGTAGTCGACCGTTGGCGTGAGTTGTTGAAGTAAGGAAGGGGAGGAAGCCCGATGATAATACCCGTTTCAATAACATGCCCTCGATGTAAGGAAGAGCATGTTTTCAAGATAACCGAGCAGCAGCTGGCGGAACTGAAGAAGGGCGAGAAGTTCATTCAGGATATCCTGCCTGACTTCCCGCCGGCTGACCGGGAGATGTTTCTTTCCGGATATTGCCCAAAATGCTGGGATGAAATTCTCGCAGAACCAATTTAGAAAGGAGAGTTATTTTGAGCTCATTATCTTATACCTATTTAGATTCAACCATCGATGGCCTGGACATGCTGGGCCTGGCTGATAAGCTCCGGGAGCTCCGCGAGGGGAAGAAAGAACTGGAGGACTTCGTTAAAGAGGTTAATGCGGCCATAGAAACAACTGAGGAGGCTCTTGTGGCTGCCATGTTGGTCGAGGAAATGAGCAGCTTCGTCCGCTCTGACAGGCAGTTTGTTCTGGTTCCAAAACCTCAGATTACTGCCAAGTCTGGAGCTATGCCTGATATCTGCTCCTGGATGAAGGAGAACGACCTGGGGGCTATGGTTAAGGAACAGGTCCATTCTCAGACTTTAAAGGCCTGGGCCAAGGAGACCATTGAGGAACTGGGAGCCCTGCCTGAAGGAATTGGCGATCTACTGAATATCTTCGAAAAATCCGGTGTAACAATCCGGAGAAGATAAGGGGGCGATCCCCTTGGTGTACTTAATTCACTTTGATCGGCCTTACAAGCATGCGCAGCACTATATAGGGTACTGCGAAGAAGGCAACCTGGAAGAACGTTTCGATCGGCACAAACACGGCACCGGCGCCAGGCTGCTCCAGGTGGTAGTCCAGGAGGGGATCATTCCGGAGATAGCCCGGACCTGGCCCGGAGCTGACTGAAACTTTGAAAGGCAGCTGAAAACCCGGAAGAAATCCAAGGACCTGTGCCCTGTCTGTAGAGCATTAAAAAACAAGGAGGACTGATATTGATGGATACCAATAATACCGCAATTGCTGTCATTGAGAATTTCAACTTGCCGGCTTTGACCGACGAGATGGGTCAAGCCCTGGCCGAAGAAATGGACGGCCTGACACTCAATTTCCCCCGCGTGAAGATCCCCAGCGGCGGCGGACTGGCTTTCGAGGTCCCCGGCGATGATCCGGACAGTCCGGAGATCGTAAAAGAGATCATCGGGGTAATCGTTGACCATTACCCCGTCAATGCCTACTGGGAAAAAGCCTATACCGGCGGCAATGTACCTCCGGACTGCAGCTCCATGGATGCCAAGAACGGTGATTATGGATCCTGTGCTAGCTGCTCATTCAATCAGTGGGGCAGCGATCCCAAAGATGGCAAGGGCAAGGCCTGCAAGAACATGCACCGGGTATATATTCTCCGCGAGGGGGAAGTGCTGCCGCTGCTTTTGACCCTGCCGCCCACGACCTTGAAAAACTTCTCTGATTACATCGGTCTTCGGGTAGTGACCAAGGGATACCGCAGCCATGCTGTTATAACCAAGGTCGGCCTAAAGAAGGCACAGAACGCGGGGGGGATCGATTATAGTCAAGCGGTTTTTGCCCTTGCCGGGAAACTTTCTCCCCAGCAAACCGAGTCCATGGCCGACTATGCCCAGGGGATAAAGGCAACTACCCGCCAAGTTGCTATCGGCGCTGAGGAATACATGCAGACCAGATCCGGCGGTCAGGATGCGGATATAGATTATACTGCATCCTCCGGAGATGATGAAGAACGCTTCTGATGCCTCCCCCTTGTCTGGCTCCCTTGGGTCTTCGGGCCCGGGGAGCAGCTTTCTATATGTCAAATAGGAGAGTGATTGTATGGGACTGGTTAAGACTGAATCCCAAAATACACAGAGAATCGTACCCAGCGAATCTTTATACAAAAAGATCTTTCAGGTAGTCGAGATCACACGGGCAAGAATGAAACCGGGGACGGAATACAAGGAAATTAAATGCCCGGTTTGCGGCGGGTACACTGCTTTTGTGGACCGCAGGGAGCTTAATACAGGTGGAAAATGTACAGCAGCATGTAGCCGTGGATGTTTTGCTTGTTCTGAGTAAGAAGGGAGTCGGAATCATGGGAGAAAAGTATCGCAGCCTTAAAGAAGATTTGGAGATTATAAGCGACGAGGCAAGATTGAATCAAACCCTGAGGGAGCTGGTACTGCCGGTTATGCCAGTTAGTGAGATTGCTTGCCACTGGATCCCCAAGTTAACCAGATTGGTAAGGGTCGACGAATGGTCCGGACAATTCCTTGTTAATGATGCTTACCGACCGATCGCCGAGGCGCTGGTCAAGAAATATGATGAGCTTAAGCATGTCCGGGTCAATGAGATCTTGTTCATTGACAACCTGACCGGAAAGGGCACCACCCTAGATAAGCGTAAGAACGCCCAGGTCAGCAGAATCCCAGCTAAGTGGCAGGAGATTATCGCACAGCTCACCGGCCGCAATAACTTCTCATACTTTATGGAGTTTTATAAGGTAAACATTTCCCAGATGTCCCGGGAGCAGATTGTGACCCTGATATACCATGAACTTCGTCACTTCGGCCCGGACGGGAAGCTCCGGCACCATGATATCGAAGAGTGGAATGAGATCGCTCAGAAGATGGGCCCGGGCTGGAGTAATGCTCACAAATCGATTCCGGATCTTCTCGATGAGAGTTTCGATTGGGAGAACATCCAGAATACTGACGGACTCTTTGCTGAACATGTGGATCCGGAACATGCAGATGGCGCCGATGAAGCGGAAAACGATCCCGAAGAACCACTGGACGAAGAGCAGCAGGAGACGCTGGATGATCCCGAACCGCAGGAACATCAGGATGAGCCTGAACCGTCAGCTACTCCAAAGGAGCCGATAAAAGCTGCGGAAAAAGCAACCCGGAAACGAGGCCTGGCTCTGGCAAAATAGCTGGATGTGCGCAGGGCATTTTAGAGGGGTGGAGGTTTATGTTAGAAAGATGTGAAACCATCCGAGAGGCCGAGCTGCAGTCAATGATCAATAGACAAATCAGCCGGGAAGCTGAGATTGAAACTGACCAGATTCTCAAGATCATGTTTATCATTTGGTTGACAGCTACCCTGATAGTATTGATCCCGGCTCTTATAATCGTAGCCATTGAGTATTCGCTGTGGTCATATATAGCAGCTGGAGGGCTGAGCCTGATCATATGGTCAATAATCAAGCCTAGCTGTCGGCCATGAAAGGTGCGAAAGAGAGAATCGTTACTGATGTCTACAACGATCTCCAGGCCTGCGCTCAAAGGGACTGCAGAAAATGTTTTTACCTCCGGGCGCCGGCCGACAAAATCTGTTTCAAGCTGCTGGCTGCAGAAGCCGCGGAGTTGTTGAAACCACTGGCGGAAAAGCGCCTAAAACGGAAAAAGCCTGTCATCGAAACACTGACAGAGAATTCTCTGTTTTAAACATTCGGGTTTACTGTCAAGGGGGGAGGATACACGTCTTTGGATACACTCGAATTCCTAAAAACACTATACGGTGACAACGCCCCCGGTTACTTGGTTGTCTGGACCAGCGAGGATAAGAAATCGAGATGGATCCCCGCGAAGAATCTGAGCAAAGCTGCTCAGGGAGTTAAGACCCTGGGCAGCAATTCAAATATATATTTCGGGGTCGGGCTGCAGGATCAGGAAGCGGCCATGGCCACGGCCAAGAACATCGAGCAACGGAAACAGTCCGGGAAGAAAGTAACAGCAGCGACGGTCAGGGGATTCAAGGACACCAGTGTGGCGGTACCCGGTTTGTGGATTGATATCGATATCCAGGGACCGAATCACGCCCAGCAGAACCTCCCGAAGAACATCGATGAGGGAAAGGATCTGATCGCCAGTTTTTCACTGGCGCCGACTTTGCTGGTTAGTACCGGCGGCGGCCTCCACGCATACTGGCTCTTCAAGGAGCTCTACGTCTTTGATGGCATCGAGGACAGATTTTTTGCTCAAGCCCTGGTGCAGAGATTTCAATATACACTGCAGCAGTCAGCCAAGAAGCGTGGTTGGGAAGTAGACAGTACCTTTGACTTGGCCCGGGTGCTTCGCCTGCCGGGATCATATAACTGCAAAGGGACTCCGGTACCAGTAGAAGTGATCCAGTACAACGAGGCAGCTAGGTATAATCCGGATGACTTCGAGAGGTATCTCCTGGATCTTCCGGATGAGCCCACGCAACGCAAAGTTGCCACGGTAGACCCGGTCAAGGTCCTGGCCGGGATCCCGCAGGGCAGCCGGGACACGGAATTGTTCAAATATGCTTCATCGCTTCGAGCTCGAGGGATGAAAAAAGAGGAAGCTGAGATTCTGGTTCTCCAGGCAGCAGCCGCATGCAACCCTCCATTTCCACAACGTGAGGCACTGGCCAAGATAGAATCAGCTTGGAAGTACCCAGAAGGTTCCGAAAAAACACAGACCATAGAAGCTGCCCGAGAGCGCTTGGCCAGAATCACTCCGGAGAACGTTTTCGAGCAGGAGACGATCGGCGCCCTGGCACTGATGAAGGATCAAAAGCCGGGGGAGTACGCCAAGGTCAAGGCTGAGCTTAAAGGTAAGGTCAATATGAACGACCTGGAACGCACCATTAAAAAGGCTCAAGCTGATAGCAGAAAACTACACGTTGCCGAACCCGGTGAGCCGCCGGCGCCGCTGGAGATGGTACTGCCCGAGATCCCTTTGAAAGAGTTGCAGTGTCCAGGAGCTTGGACTTTAACTGAAAACGGTGTTTGGACCCAGGAGGCCAAGCGCGGAGCGATATGTGCCAGTCCGGTACCGGTGATATTAACCGAGCGTCTCCGGAACATTGAGACTGGCCAGGAGAGAATGACCTTGGGTTATTACCGGGATCGTTCCTGGCACTACATTACAACTGACCGGGCAACAATATTCAGTCACACAGCAATCGTTGCCCTTGCCAACAAAGGTTTACCTGTTAATTCTGTTACAGCCAAGGACCTGGTCCGGTACCTGGCCGATCTGGAGAGAGAAAATCTTAACCGGTTCCCAACAAAAAGGGCTGTCCAGCACCTGGGGTGGTGTTCCGGACGGACATTCTTCCCGGGCGCAGAGAATGACCTGGTCCTTGATCTGGATGATACATCGATCAGTGTAGCCAACCACTACCATCCTCAGGGCGACATGGAAGAATGGATCGAGATAGTTAAACCGATCCGGGAGTTCCCGGTGGCCAGATTCATCATGGCGGCCGGGTTCGCTTCTCCCCTCCTGGAGCTCATTGGTGAGCGGGTGTTTGTTATACATACCTGGGGGCCCAGCCGCGGCGGAAAGACCGCGGCGATGAAAGCGGCTCTGTCAGTTTGGGGTAATCCGGAGGGAATAATGAGCTCTTTCAATGCTACCAAGGTAGGTTTAGAACGGACAGCTGCTCTGTATTCGGATCTGCCCCTGGGCATTGATGAAAGGCAGATCGTTGGCACTGATCAGCGCAAGATCGAGGAAATCATATACACCCTAAGCATGGGCAAGTCCAAGGCTCGAGGGACAAAGTCCGGAGGCCTGCAGGCCTTTTCGACGTGGAGATCGATCATCATGATGAACGGAGAGCATCCCATAACCAATGTCAGCAGCTCAGCCGGAGTCAAGACCAGAGCTCTGGAGATTTACGGCACTGTTATCCCGGATGAGGAATATGCAGCAAGTCTGCACAGGAAACTTAATCGGGTATTCGGGGTTGCCGGACCAACATTCATTCAGCGGGTGATCCAGGAGACAACAAGCAATGCCGAGCTGTTTTCCTTCCAGGAAGATTATGATGCGATCTACCAGGAACTAAAAAAACAGTTTCCGGAGAACGCAGCGAGTCACCTCAGTTATGTGACATCGATCCTGATCGGGGACTTCTACTCATCGACCTGGATCTTCGGCCTCGATGAGGACTCTGCTTATAACGAGGCGGTTTACCTGGGCGCCACGATCCTCAAGCAGTTGGAGAGTACAGCGGAGATGGACGAAGCTACCCGGGCTATGAATTTCTTTATGAGTTGGTTTGCCGTCAACGCTGAGCACTTTGGAAATAATCCTCCCGGGGGGAAACATTACGGGTTTGTTGATGAAGGGTATGTCTGGATTTATCCCAATATCTTTGATGAAGCAATGCATGAAGGCGGCTTTAATTCTAACAGAATACTCCGTGACTGGGGAGAGCGCAACAAAATCAAAACAGAAATAGCCAGCGGAGAATTCCGGAGCCGAGTCCGGAAGTATGACCCACGTCTGGGGAAACAGGCCCGTTTTGTTGCAATCACATATTCAGATGATGGCAGTTGATATAGACCGGTTCGGTCTATATCCGGTCTATATTCCGGTCTATACTGGGAATGGCTAAAAATTGGCAGTTGAAACGCTTTTATTATATATAGACCGGACTAGACCAAAAAAATATATATCATGATGGACAAACACCTACCTTACATCAGGGGGGTAGGGGGGGGGTTACTTAAATATATAGTTATATATTTTGCGTTCCGGTCTATGTTTCCGGTCTATAGTCCCGAAACTCCCAATAGACAAAGGCTGATGAAGTTAAAGGTCAAATAGTATAGACCGGTCACCGGTCTATAGTGAATAACCTGGAGGTGATTCTTATGACGATGGCAGCTGCAGCTCAACGGAATAAGCGACCGGTGGTTCCCCAATCAAAAACAGTACAGCAGCCGGCCATAGGTCCTTACAAACCGAGTTTGAACCTGGCCGCAGAATGGCCGGAAGTTTTTGAAAAGAGAATAATGCCCCAGATACCAAATGGTAAGTGGGATCGTGGCCCGGATGAAGCAGAGGAAATAGTATTTATAGATCCGCGGGGGGATCTTGCCGGCGAGGATCCACAGGAGAGTTACTGGTGGTCATGGCTCCTGGCCGAGGCCTGGAAGGTCAACCGCCAGCTGGCGATCACGCTCCATGGATTTCGCTGTATGGCAACCAGGCTGATCAGAACTGATATAGGATTTTCAATGAAACCGGAGGTGAGCAATCGAGGATGGCGCAGTCAGGAAGAGTATCAACAGGATCGGGACAGGTACCTGGTTCCTCATCGGGAGCAGTTGACAAAACTGTTAAAACAGCTGGCGTGACTAAGCCGGCGCCGCTGGAGGCTTCTGTGGTCAAATCCATTCTTAAATATCTGAATGGCCTTCCGGAGTGCAGGGCAACCAAGGTTTCCGGCGATGCAAAAAAGTCGGGCGAACCCGACATTGATGGTTGCCTCCGCGGTCGGAGCTTAAAATTCGAAGTCAAGCGACCTGGAGGTAAGAAAGCAACCCCACTGCAGTTGGCCACTCTGACGGAGTGGAAGGCTGCCGGCGCAATCACCGGAGTTGTTCATTCAGTGGATGAAGTAAAAGACCTTATAAAAGAACTGATATGAGGTGACACGATGGATATCAAGGGTTTTCAATGTGTCGAGCTGACGCCAGGTGCTAATGCTTACGTGGTGCCGAAAGAAGAAGATCCCGGGGCGCCTCAAGGATTTGCAGATACGACCGTGAGAGTCTATCGCCTCAATGAAGATGGAACTAAGGGAGAGCTATTAAGAACCATGGATCCCTTTCCGGAAGGATGGGATAGTCCGAATAAATTGAAAGATACCAAGATGGTAATTGAACCGAAGGGAGAGGATCAAATGATTACTGGAAAGAGCAATATTGAAAATTGGCCGGAGATTATCGCCAGAGGAATGGATCTGCTTGATACTGGCCTATCAGAATACAAGGTATCTGCAAAGCTGATTGAGGAATTCAAGTTGCCGGTTACCAGGCAAAATGTTTATCAGAAGCTAAAAAAGGCCGTGGAAGAAAAATCGAAAGAGCTGCAGGCTGAACTGGAAAAAGATCAGTCCGCAAACCAGGAACAGCTACATGAGGACAACAAAACCACTGAAGATAATCCTGACCCTACTAAGGCCGAATCAGAGCAGCCTGAAGAAGCGCCAGAAGGGGCAGATCCGAGAAAAGCAGCTACAATCAACGAGGAATTTGATCGTCAGTTCCCGCCCATGGGCTCGGGCGAGTCTGTTCCGCATCGAGGAGCCCCCTTTGATGAACCGGGAGCATTTAACCCGGCAACTCCAGTGCAGCAACCCCTGGAATGTGCTTTGTCCAAAGAGGATCCAGCGGAGAGTATTCAACCAGAGTTATTTACTACAGAGCGACTGGAGAATCTGGGGCGTGTTAAGCAGGAGGGTAATAGCGAAATGGAAGATTTAATTGCGAAGGATGAGAAATCGATCGCATCCCTGCCAGTTGATACGGCCAGGCAACTTCAAGTTGGAGGTCCCACCAGGATCCGGTTGATAACTACTATCCTGGATGAGTATCGCGGCGGTGCTATTGATGACCAGCTGGCATTAAGTTTCACACGGGGGATCCTGGACCTGCAGCTGCCGGAGGTGGGATAGATGCCTATTCAGGAGGAGATCGCCCAGGCCCAGGATCAGCTGCGCCAGGCGGACCAGAACTTTCAATATGCGACCGGTGATTATATCGACGTAGCCATTGCGGAAATGGCCGCTGCCGAAGCCAGGCTGAATCTGTTGTTTAGGAAGGCCAAGCAGGAAGCGGCATAAGAAAGGAGTGTTTATCGTGCAGAATACACTGGGCGATCTCAATAACCACTTATTCGCGCAGCTGGAGCGACTTGGTGATGAAGAGCTGACTGGCGACAAACTAACTGCGGAGATCAATCGCGCAAAGGCCATATCTGAGATGGCGACTCAGGTAATATCGAACGGCAACCTAGCTCTGAAAGCGAGAATCTTCATGCATGAGTATGGCGCCGGCGACGCCGAGGAAAAGAAGATGCCCCCGATGCTGAAGGCAGCATTCTTGAATGAGTAGGTGGGGCAGCCGGTGAAAAAGTATTCCGAAGAGGTGTGCAATTTTATAGCCGAGAACGTTCTGGGGATTACCGCGAAGGACCTGGCCGACCTGGTCAATGCAAGATTCGGCACAGATTTCACCGAGAGCAAAATGAAATGCTACAAAGCGAACCATGGTCTTAAAAGTGGCCGCCGCGGCATCCCTATTGGGAGACCATCGGAAAAATATCCTGAAGAAGTCCAGAGGTTTATCCAGGAGAACTATATCGGAGTCGGCCCCAAGGAGATGGCGGCCCGGTTGAATGAGACCTTCGGAACTGACTATACCCATTCGCAAATGAAAGCCTGGTATAAAAACCACAACCTTGATAGCGGAGTTACGGGGCATTATCCGAAAGGTCATGTGCCGGCCAACAAGGGCAAGAAGGGTTTTTCAACTGAAGGAATGAAAGCCACTCAGTTTAAAAAAGGACAGATGCCTCCAAATTATCTTCCGGTGGGAACAGAGCGAGTCAACGGTGATGGCTATGTTGATATCAAGATTGCCGATCCGAAGAAATGGAGAGGTAAGCATTTATTAGTCTGGGAGGCTGCCAACGGTCCGCTACCCCAAGGCTATGTTGTTATATTCGGAGACGGGGATCGGAGAAATTTTGATCTTGATAATTTGATCCTGGTATCCAGGGCTCAGTTAGCCAGATTGAATCAGAACCATCTGATCCAGAACGACGCTGAACTGACTCGGTCCGGGATTTTGGTGGCTGATCTGATCAGCAAGATCAGTGAGCGAAAGAAGAGGAAGAAAGGTAGGGTAATTTAATGGATGAATATATACAACTGATGCAAGATGTCGATCAGCTTACTCAGTTGATTCGGGCCTTTTATGAGGGTTACGTTCGGCAGGGATTTACAGAATGGCAGGCAATCCTTTTGTGCAGGACTCATATACAGTCGATGTTTCCTCATCCGACCCAATAAGTAGTATCGCATTCTGGTAATTATGCGCAGGAACATAACTCTGAACAACAAAGAACCTGTTGGTATCTCCGGGGTGCTTGAACATTGTTAGTCCAAGGCCGTCCGGCCTGCAACAGGTTCATATGGGCCAACTGGTTCATGACCAGAGGGCTACAATTGCCCAAGGTGAGAGGAACCAGCGGACCTACTTATAGGTTATTCAGTTTAAGCAGAAATGTCAAAGAAGAATAATGCTGCTCATCACAGGGACTAAATGATGAACCGAAAGGAGATAAACATGCTTACATACATTGAGATATCCAAAATAAATCCCCATCCGGACAATCCCCGGAAGGATCTCGGTGATCTGACCGAGCTGGCGGACAGCATCAAGGCCAACGGGATCCTGCAAAACCTGACCGTAGTCCCCTGGTTCAGCGAGATTACTCGGGAGCCGGCAGACAATGGGGAAATGGATGGTCATTACAGGGTGGTCATCGGCCACCGGCGCCTGGCGGCCGCAAAGCTGGCCGGGCTGACTGAAGTTCCATGTATAATTTCGGACATGAGCCTCCGGGATCAAGTCGGAACCATGCTCCTGGAGAACATGCAGCGAAATGATTTGACCATATATGAGCAGGCCCAGGGCTTCCAGATGATGCTCAACTTTGATTATTCGGTTATAGATATTGCCGATCGTACTGGTTTCAGCGAGTCAACCGTCCGTAAACGAGTGAAACTTTTGGAACTTGATCAGAAAAAATTCAAAGAATCAATCGAACGGGGAGCTACACTACAAGATTTTGTGGAACTGAATAAAATCGAGGACATTAAGGTCCGTAATAAAGTGCTGGATAGCGCGGGGACACAGAATTGGAAGTGGAACCTAACCCAGGCCATAGAAGACCAGGAGATGCCGGTACGAAAAAAGGAGCTCCTTGAGTTTCTTGAAGGTTGGGCAAAGCGTGTTAAAGCTACCCCCAACAACGCTTCATATGAGCACAGCTTTTATCGCTACAAACTGGACAATTATAAAAAACCCAAGGATGCTGGCAAGGTCGAGTATTACTATGTCGACAACGGAAACGGAGCCACGCTCTATAAAAAGAGTGCAGCGGCACCGGAAAAGAAAAAGGTCAGCGAAACGGAAAAATCATTTAAGGAACGCGATGCTCAACTTAAGGAATTGACTAAACGTGCTTTTGGTTTACGCAGTGATTTCGTCAAGAATTTCCCCGGCGGGAAAAAGTATACCAAGGGTGTCCTGGATTTTGCCATGGCAAAGCTTACTAGATACGGCGGAGTTGACCTGGATATACTGATTAAATTGCTTGAAATTGAGTTTCCCGAGGATATTGAAAAAAGAGATTACTTGGAAAAGGTAAACCTCAAGCGTGATCTCATCTACAGCAAATACTTTGAACAGCCGGAGCGCACTATGTTAATAACCACGTGGGCATCCTTAGATAGCAACGAAAAATATTACGAAAGCCATTCTTATAATTTCACCGTCAATCATACCCCTAACACTACTCTTGACGCTATCTACGATAATCTGATCGCCCTGGGCTATGAAATGTCTGACGAAGAACGTGCGCTCCGCGACGGGACGCATGAGCTGTTTAGAAAAGAAGAATAGAACCTTAAAACAATGAAGCAAGGAGGAGATAAGGTGGGCCTGGATGTAAATGCAGTGATAAAAAAAGCAGTCAATGAAGCAGTTAGGGCAGAGAGAAAACATTTTGACGCTGCCATCAAGAAGGCCGTAGCTGATGCTATTGAAGCCGGCCGCACCCAGGCCCAACAGCGGCCAAAGGATACATATAAGGCTACAGAACGCCGCCTCTATGCCTATCCGGATCTCAAAGACAAAATAGAGAATGACCTGAGCTATATGTATGAACTCAAGGAACACGGTCTGGGCAGCCGCAGCACAGATGTTGTTCGTTTTCAAAAGGCCGGCGTGAGATTGAGCCATGAGGAGCTTGTTGAAGGAATCATCCAGGATTATACCGCCAGGATAGCTGATACCCAATTTGAAATAGCAGCTATTGACAAGGCACTAAATGCTCTGAAGGATGATGAATATTACAAAATCATTGAACTGAAATATTTCCAGGGCAAGAGCCCTGAAGAGATGGCAAAGGAATGTAAGTGCGATCCTTCAACAGTATGGCGAAATCAGCGTAGATTAGTACAAAGAATAGCTTTGAGGTTGTATGGAGTAGATGCATTATAGCTGTGAAATAAAGATGCAATTTACATCATAAAAACACCCCGTTATACTAAATTAGGATAGAGAATTTGTCAGTGAGGCCTCCGGGGGTGACCCGGGGGCTTTTTATTGTCGAATCAGGGAGAAATTTGACTAGAGGAATTTGCCGCCTTTTGATGAATGACAAGCAAAAAGGAGGCGGACAGAAATGCTAATCTTCGACGAAATTGCCAGTTTATTTATCAAAGAAAAAAGGGTAGATAGTTATAACGAAGATCTGAGAATATTAAGCAAGTACTTAATTCAAAAAGGGATTACAGACAAAACGTGTAAACAGTTTCTTCAGGGAATGCGTACAGAAACAATAATTGAAAGCTTGGATGATTATATTGAAGACAGTAATATTAGATCGCAAGCTAGGGCTTATAAGTATTTTTCATGCATTAAAGAGTTTTTCTTGTGGTTAACAAGTGAAGATATAATCGAAAATAGAAGTCTTGTTCAAGAATTTGGGTATACAACATCGTCACATAAGTCTTATCAGTACAAAGTTAATAAATTTATTGACAATCATCCCATTTTGAAAAAAGGTAAGACTTATGAGCCTCGAGGATTTAAAGAGATTGAAGATCTTATTGAGTACTGTGACAGGAAAGTGTTAGATGATGAAGCTACTATAAGAAGGGCTTTAGACACACCTAAATATTTTAATAAATACAGATCAGCCCTGATTATAAAACTTATGATTTTAACGGGTATTAAATATGAAGTGATATATTCTCTTATGGCTGACTGTTTGGATATTAAGCATAATTCTATTGAAATAAATTCATTTAAAATTCGCCTACCTTATAGGCTAATGGATCAATTCCTCAGGTATGAAGAGATATTGTCCAAGCTAGGGACTGATAAAAAAGACAGAAAGTTATTTGTTGACATCAATGGCAAAGAAATATCAAATAAAGTGGGCGCTACTCATAATTTTTTAAAAGATGCTACTGGCAATGGTGATTTTAACAGTCTAATAAAATTTACCATTATCGAAATGATAAAAAAAGGTATTAACGAGAGCATTATTATGGAGTTTACTGGTGTCGGCGCAACTATGTATGGTGAATGTCAAAACGCAGTTAACAGTGAATACAAGCTAAACCAAAGCCGGTACCTAGATTCAAGAATTAGAAGATTAGAGGTCTATGATTTATTGTAAGGCGCTATTTAATATAAGATGTCTTTTCAATATTACTCACAGAGATGATTCAGGGATATTGAGCGTGGCGGAAATTTGATTATAAACATCAGGGAATGTCCGTTTTTTCTTTTGTTTAATTCCGGAGGAATTGACCAATCTTTTGCCGAATAGTGGAAGGCAAGAGGAGGTTTATGTATGGATAGCACTATGATTTCGGGGCTTGTAGGCTGTGGGGGTACCTTGCTTGGTGCTTTACTAGGTGCATGTATTGGTGGTTATTACAACAAGATGTCAGCTGAAAAGGCTATTCAAGCTCAGATGAACATTCTTCGCCAACAGGAAATCATTGAATTACAAAAAGAAGAAGAATTTGTACGATTATCTGCAGAAGCCGTCTTCCTGGATTTATCAACCGCAATGCTAGAAGGCTTTAATCGGCTGAAGGGGCACGAGATGATGAGCATAGGGGCTACGCCACTTCCACTGCCCATTAATCCACAATATGCAGAGGCGGTTGCAGCTCTACGTGTAATTTTAACTCCAGATGAAAGCCTTGCAATAAATAGGGTTTATGGCCTGCTTCACAAGATACAAAGAGATATTGAGAACAGTAATTATATAACAAGTACCTTTCGTGAAGTAGAATTCGGTTACACAGCTCTTGAGGTTATCTTGTTTAGGGAATCTTATCCAGAGATTATGAAATTGGATATTGATCACATAACTATAGACTTCTTACTTGATAAACTAGATGTTAAGTATCTAGTGATCAGAAGATTAAAAGAGATCGCAACCTGGTAACCAAACAAAACAATATTAATATATTATTGGAAGCCCGCCTCAGGCTGGGCTTTTCTATTTGGACGGGTCCTTTCGGCGCTAGTCAAGGATGCGGGTCGAGCGAACCCCGTCATTTGCTCAGTCACCAGGTCAAATTATATGGTATTTCCTACCTAATTGGAGGTAAAAATGGCATCCAAAAAGGCGCCATCCGGCGAAATAATAAATGTTACAGCTGATCAACTGGGTGAGTACCTGGGCCTCACTGGCCGCCGGGTCCGGCAGCTCAAGACCGAAGGCATAGTAGTGGGCGCCAGGAATAGCCATTATGACCTCAAAACATCTGTAAAGAACTACATAGAACACCTGAAAGAGAAGGTTGAGGGCAGGACTTCGGACAAGATCCACAATGATATCGAGCTGGAAAAGCTGCTCCACGAGAGGATCAAAAAGAGAAAATCGGAGCTGCTCGTTGAACAGATGGAAGGAAAGCTCCACCGAGCCGAAGACGTTGGAAAAGTCTGGGGCAATATGGTGGTGGCAATTAAAGCCAGGTTGCAAGCTATCCCGATCAAGACATCGCCTCAGTTGGTCGACATCGATGACATAAATGAAGTCCAGGCGATATTGAAGCGGGAAATATATGATGTTCTGACCGAATTATCAGATTATGATCCGGCTGCCTTCGAAGTAAAGGGTGATATTGATGCCTACGAAGAAGAAACCACAGGATAATCAGTTAAGCGAGCAGCGGATCCGTGAGATAAAAAAGACAAATCGCCTATTTAAAAAACTGATGAACCTTTGGGCGATCCCGCCGGATATGACCGTCAGCCAGTGGGCCGATACAAACCGAGTCCTGGCCAGGGAAACTTCTGCCGAGCCTGGCCAGTGGAGAACAGATCGGGCGGCATACCAGCGCGAGATCATGGATGCAACTTCAGATCCTGCGGTTGAAATTGTTGTGCTCATGACATCTTCCCAGGTGGGAAAGACTGAGGTGCTACTTAATGTTCTGGGGTACCACATCGATTATGATCCGGCTCCGATGCTGTATGTTATGCCAACGGATGATCTGGCAAAGGATTTCTCCAAAGAGAGGTTGACTCCAACTATCAATATATGTCCGAGCCTGGCCAACAAGGTTAGTGACAGCAAGAGCCGCACCAGCGGCAACACCATCAGCAACAAGAAGTTTCCCGGAGGGTACCTGGCGCTGATCGGTGCCAATGCTCCCTCTCAGTTATCATCACGGCCGATTCGAATTCTCCTCTGTGATGAGGTGGACCGTTTCCCGGTCAGTGCCGGCGTCGAAGGTGATCCGGTAGACCTGGTAATAAAACGTACAACCACGTTTTGGAACCGGAAAATTATTCTAGTTTCTACCCCAACTATCAAGGGTGTATCAAAAATTGAGACTGAATATGAAACCAGCAGTAAAGAAGAACTGCATGTAGCCTGTCCCCATTGCGGAGAATATCAGCCTTATGTATGGGCCCAGCTAAAGTTCCAACATGAAAGCGGCACTATGGATTTTAAAATGTTAGGTTATACATGCCGGGAATGCGGGGTTATTGAGGCTGAAAGGGTATGGAAACGACAACCGATAAAGTGGGTTGCCGAGCATCCGGAGATAACTCGCAAGCGTGGATTCCACCTGAATGAGCTAGCTTCGCCATGGAAGCGCTGGGATGATATTGTATATGATTTCCTTAAAGCTAAACGAGGGGGAAAAGAGAAGTTGAAGGTGTGGACTAATACATCTCTGGGCCTGCCTTGGGAAGAGGAAGGAGATCTGGATATTGAGGACATCCTCCTGAAGCGCCGCGAGTATTATAACTGTGAAGTGCCGAAGGACGTTCTGGTACTAACAGCGGGGGTGGACGTTCAGGACAACCGCCTCGAGTATGAAATAGTCGGCTGGGGTCTGGAGAAATCATCCTGGGGAATAAAATATGGTGTTCTTATGGGTGACCCGGGCCGGCCGGATGTATGGAAGATGCTCGATGACGTTTTGTTTAGAAATTATCAACGAGCCGATGGTCTGCAGATGCAGATCATGACCACCTGCATAGACTCCGGCGGGCCCTTCACCTCTGACACATATAAGTATTGCCGGAAGCATGAGGCCCGCCGGGTCTGGGCTATAAAGGGTCAGGGCGGATCCGGGATACCGTTTATCCAGCGGCCGAAAAAAAGAAATGACTCGGGCGCCTGGCTATTCATGATCGGGGTAGACGTGGGCAAGGACACAATGGCCTCGAGACTCAAGGTGGAATTCGAGTCAGAGTCAGGGTTCTGCCATTTCCCGCGGGAAACTGCAGCGGGTTATGACGAACAATACTTCCTCGGGCTCACTGCTGAGCGCAGATCTATTCGGACGGTAGGCGGCAAGACAGTTATTAACTGGGTGCTGAGATCCAGCGGAGCCAGAAACGAGCCTTTTGATATTAGGAATTATGCCACTGCGGCTTTGGAAATACTTAATCCGCAGCTGGAGATGCTGCACAAAAGATTGAATTCAGGACAGATTCCAGTGCAAAATGCTCCACCCGCCGCTCAAAAACCAAAGAGAAAACGGGCAAAAGGCGTGGATATCTGGTAATAAAACGGGTTGAAAACAACATAAATTAGTAAACCGAACCTGGTTTTTACCGGGTTTTTTGTTTGTCGGGAGGGATATAGCTATGACGAATCGGCTTGAAGAGTACAAAGAACGCCTGGAACTGTATTATGCAGCTGAAAAAGCCATCCTGGATGGGGCACAGTCGTACCAGATCGGCAGCCGGAGCCTCACCCGCGGAAACCTCACAGAGATCCGC